TTCTTCTTTAAGTTTGTCCACCGCCCCGACAATTTGGGTCTTAACCGGGCCTTGAGCAGGGAAAGTCTCAGTGATCATCTCTGCCTGAAACCGTATTGCAGCTTCAGAAAGAAGGGTTGAAAAGACTCCACAAGCCCCATTCCAGGGCTCTGTACGCTCTTCATACTTCATTCCTAGGACATCTAAGCCTTTAACAAAGGCATCAACCCAGTCTTTACGGCTGTTAATGTCGGTCTCTACAAGGTCAATTAGCTCAGAAGCGATGGACTGAAGCTCACTATTAGACATGTCCTCGGCTAAGTTCTCATCAAAACCATCTTCTTCATCCCCGATTTCAACTTCTACCCCGCCCATGTTTATACGGACTGACTCCGGGTCTTCAATCTCAATCTCAATGTCCGGGCCTTCGTCCATTCCTGCGTCTGTGTTGTAGGGGACCATAGCCTTGTCAAAGTTCGTAGCCATCTTTAATCCTTAGTAGTATTCGACCCGTCGCCGGGGGAGATCGTAATCTTTCTCGTCAGATTCGATGGTGATAAATCCACCCTGCCTGAACCTGATCAGGGCCTGACTAGAGGAGTCCACAAGGTCATCATGGTCCCCATTAGGGAACGATGCCATCTCTTCCATAACCTCATCTGCCCACCTTTTCTCTGGACACCACACAATTCCAGAGGCAAAGAGGTCAGAAATAGAGTTTACACGGGCTATCTTATCGTTTCCTTTGCCCGGTGTGTACTCCGATAAGGGGATTCCCATCTTCCTCATCTCGTAAATCAAAGGAGCCCCGGCGGCTTTCTTCTCAACGATCAAGGTGTCAGGCTTCCACTCAATCCACATATCCAAAGCAGCTTTTTTAAGCTCCGGGAACTCCATCCGCTCTTTAAACGCATTGAGCAAGATGATGTTTTGCTTTAAATTACCATGCTTATCTGGGTGGGAGAAGATTCCCCAAGTCGTACAAGCCGAATAGTCAGACCTGTTGGACTTCTCAAAGGCTGTGTCCCATGACTGGATCACATAACTACAGTCCGGAGGATCTTCATGGGGCCAAATCTGCCATTGATCCCTCTTAATGATCGCCCCTTCTTCGGAAGTGGGGTTCTGCTGGTACTGAGCCTCCCATTTAGACACAGGAAGCTCTGCTTTTAGAGCCTCAAGCTCAGTCTTACTCCAGAATCCAGGCCATAACGGTGTTCCAGAAGGCAAAATGGCAGGAAATTCAATGATTTCCCAGTCATCTACCCCTGTCTTATCAGAAGATTTAAGGATTTGACCCGTCAAGTCACGCTTAGACCATCGGGTCATGACAATGATGATGGCTCCCCCAGGCTGGAGTCGTTGTCTTGGACCCGATGTGTACCACTCATACACGTTATCGAAGATGGCCGGGTTCCCCTGTTTAGCCTCCTGTTCACTGTGAGGGTCATCAATGATCAAAAGATCAGCCCCCTTACCCGTTACAGCACCTCCAACCCCGATAGCAAAGTAATCCCCTCCCTTGTCAGTGTTCCACCGTCCCGCCGCCTTTGAGTCACTTGAAAGCTTTGTATCAAAGACTTTAGAGTACTGCTCTGACGAGACTAAGTTCCTGACTTTTCTCCCAAAACCCACTGCTAACTCTGCTGTGTGGGCAGTCTGGATGATTTTCTTCTCTGGGAACTTACCTAAAAACCAAGAAGGAAGTAAGAAAGACGCAAACTCCGACTTTGTGTGTCGGGGCGGCATGTTAATGATCAGTCGCTTTAAATCCCCTGAAGCAACCCTTTCAAAAGCATCTGCCATGATCTGATGATGCTTCCCCGAGATAAAGATGGGCCACATCTGCTGAACAAAGAATAGATAGGACTCCCGACACCTCTCTACCCGGTCCATCTCCATAAGAGCAAAGATCTTGTTCCTCTCAGTCTCCGGCACCTTGTCCACTATCGACAAGTACCCGGCAATCTCTTTCTTTGTCAATAGGCTCATAGGTTTACTATCTCATTGACAGACTTGTCCACCAACTTAATAGAGTAGTACTTCCTAGTCTTAGTCTCCAGATGACCATCCTTCTCTAACCTCATCACAATCCTGTGCATGTTCGCCCTAGACTTCATCTTTAATCCACTTGCCAAGACCGCATAGGAAGGCCCAATCCCATGGATCTTTGTGTACGCCTTGATGAAATCTAAAACAATCCTCCACCTGGGACTCATATCATGGTTGGACACATCCATCCCCCTTTAAACGAGCATAGCATACAAGTGTATGTACATACAAATGTTTCCTAAAAATATATGTAGGGGGGGGTGGTGGAGATGCGAACAGTTGGGGGGGGATATGTTTTGGAAGAGTGGATTAGAGCGTTACGCGCAGAGGGGCGACGAGCGGTCCATCGGTGGCCCCCTGGGGTGGGTACGGTCCGGCCATCCCCGTTTACACCATCCCTCCGCCATCCCGCCACCCGTTTACACCATCACGCGCAGCCCGCGCACCGCGTTTACATCAGCCAGCCTTCATCGGCTTGACGTTGTCCAGCAGGCGCAGGTGTCCGGACAGCTCACGCTTGAGTTGATCCGCCGTGACTGTCTCGGGTGCGGCGACTGTTGACTGTATAAACGCACCGCTGGCCTTGCCCAGAAGCTCGAGGGCCTTGAGCCTGGAGCCTTCTTGGTTGCTCTCCCTCGCCGCTGTCACCAGCTGCCGCATCACGAACCTCCGCGTCGCCGCCAGATCATCGGCCAGCACTTCCACCGTCTGACCCCATGCCTCATCGAGCAACTTGACCACCTTAGGATGACGGCTCAGCTTATAGGCTGCAGCAGAGATCGAAGGCTCGTTTGACCGGTCCGACGGGTAAGCCTCCCGGTATGCGGTCTTCATTGGTAGCCCTTGAATAATTCCCGTCACGAACAACTGCTGCGCTGGTGTTATCGGCTTGAGCCTTGCGGCCGATGATCCGACCCTTTGACCGTCCTGGCGCTTACGCGGCGATTGAGCCCCCCTTGCTAGCTGTTCCGCTTCGCTATAGGGTAAACCCTCCCCCTCTGCACTGTCGTCGGCGTCCGGCGCGTCAATTTTTTCAAGTGCCGCCATGTAGTCCGCGCTGCTGGTCTTGCCCATGCTTGCCCCTTTGAACGATTCGATTACCCGATACTGTGCATCAGTATCAGACTGTATCCATCATACCCTATCCGATCATAGTATGGAATAGGTCTTCTATAAGACCTAGACCGACTCTTATATAAGACCTGAGCCCACTCTTATATAAGACCTGACCGACTTATCCACAGAGTCTTCTATAAGACTTTCCTGTGGATAACCTGTGGACAACTACTGTTTCACAATGTGAAAAATGCCCAGGAAGGCCAGGATCTATTTACGGTGCACCCTAGATACCTGCAAGCCTAGACCCCCCTTGCTGACGATCCTAGTGCGTCCTAGCGCCTGTCGTTCTATACAGTAGGCCATCCCCAAAATGCCCTGGCATAAGCCTTGCTACGCGTGCGCCCGCATCCTTCATCTAGTCCAGATCGACCCGCCGCGCAGCCCGCTGAGCCTGCCCTGGTGCTGCTAGTGCGATTGTGTTTGCACGAGCTATCGATACCGTGCTAGCATTGGCATGCCGGGATTTTCCGGTGCTTGCCGAAGGTGTTTGAAAATGTCCCTCCCAACGATCCATGCGAGCCGGGAAGACTGGCTTGTGGCAGCAGTCGAAGAACTGCGCCCGTCCTTCTCCGCCAACAACACCCCGTTGCCCGGAGCGATCCGAGTGGCTTGCGGGTTCCCCTCGAACGCCCGCCGGTCCGGGGCGATAGGCGAGTGCTGGGCCAATACGGCCAGCGCCGACAACACAATCGAGGTGCTCATCTCGCCCACAGTCGCCGACCCGACCAAGGTGTTCGAGGTCTTGGTGCACGAACTGTGCCACGCCACCGACGGGGCCATGAATCACGGCCTGCCGTTCCAGAGGGTTGCCGGTGCGATGCACCTGCAAGCATCAAGCAACTCGAAACAGGCTTGGAAGGCCACCGGGCCCGCCGCCGGGTTCGACGCCGCCTACAAAAACATCATTGAAAGCCTGGGCACTTACCCCCACGCAGCGCTGAGCCTGAACGAGAAACCAAAGCAGCAAACCAGGATGCTCAAAGCGTCCTGCGCAGTTTGCGGCTACACCGTAAGGCTCACACAGAAGTGGGCCA